CAATTAACAACGATTTTAAAACCAGGACTTAAAGGAACTTTAGGATAAATGGCAGAGATTGATTCAACAGCTCACCTCCTTTTAAAAAGGTTAGGTAGTCTGGAAACCCAAAGAGCTACCTGGGAAAGTCATTGGCAAGAAATAGGTGACTACGTTGTTACCAGGAAAGCCGATATAACTAAGAAAAGATCCCCTGGTGATAAGAACACCGAGCTTATGTTTGACACAACAGCTCCATTAGCGGCTGAACTTTTAAGCGCTTCCCTTCATGGGATGCTTACAAATATGTCAACTAAATGGTTTTCTCTTAGGTTTAGAGATCGAGAGCTGGAATCTAGTGATGAAGCTAAGGAATGGTTAGGAACTGTTGAAGATGTTATGTACCAGGCGTTCGCCAGGTCTAACTTTGCTGAGCAGATCCATGAATTATACCACGATTTAATCACTTTTGGTACTGGTGTTCTGTTTATAGAGCGTGATGATGACTTCCAGATTAGGTTTTCAGCCAGGCATATATCGGAATGTTACGTTTCAGAAGATGATAATGGCCGAGTTGATACAGTTTTTAGAAAATTTAAGATGCCAGCTAGGGCAGTTGTCAATAAATTTGGCGTGGAAAACATGTCACAGAAGATTTTAAAGAGGGAATCTGAGAACCCTTACGAAATGATTACGTTAATTCACGCTGTTTTTAAGAGGGATGAACGAGATATAACAAAAATAGACGCTGGTAATAAGCCAGTAGCTTCTGTTTATTTAGATCCAGAAGGGAAAACTGTCTTATCAGAAAGTGGATTTGATGAATTTCCTTACTGCGTACCCAGGTTTTTAAAGAGTTCTTATGAAGTTGGTTATGGAAGATCGCCTTCAATGGTGGCTTTACCAGATATAAAAATGATTAACGTTATGAGTCAAACTACGATCCGAGCAGCGCAAAAGCAAGTTGATCCTCCCCTACTTGTTCCGGATGATGGATTTGTGCTGCCGGTTCGTACAGTTCCAGGCGGTCTAAACTTTTATAGATCGGGAACAAGGGATAGAATTGAGCCATTAAATATTGGCGCTAATAATGTTCTTGGCCTTAACATGGAGGAACAGCGTAGAAAAGCTATCCAAGCGGCTTTCTATGTTGACCAATTACTTCTTGGACAAGGGCCACAAATGACAGCAACTGAGGTTGTTCAAAGGTCTGAAGAAAAGATGAGGATGCTTGGCCCAGTTTTAGGAAGGCTACAATTCGAGTTATTACAACCACTTATAACCAGAACCTATAATTTACTTTCAAGACAAAAAGCATTTGATGCCGCTCCAGAGTTTATGAGGAGTAGTGATATTGAGATTGAATACGTTTCACCATTAGCAAAAGCCCAGCGCCAGGGTGATGTCCAATCTATGATGAGATTTTTAGAAATGTTATCTCCATTTGCTCAGATTGATCCTTCTATATTAGATCACTTAGATACGGATGGCATGGCTAAAGAAATGATTAAAGTTCTTTCTATCCCAGCTTCTGTGATTAAAGGTGATGAAGAAGTTGCCCAGGTAAGAGAACAGAGACAACAACAACAACAGCAACAAGCAGAGCAGCAGCAGATGATGCAAACCGCAGAAGCGGCCGGCAATGCAGCTCCTATGTTGAAAGCTATCGAATAATGGACCAGGTTGATTTAAGGCAATCCTATAAGACTATCTTAAAGTCAAATGATGGCGTGAAGGTTATGGCGGATCTGGAACGAAGGTATTTTATTAAAGGTACTACGTTTTCAAATGAGTCAAATGAAATGGCATATTGTGAAGGGCAGCGCACAGTAATTTTATTTTTACAATCCATGCTGCAGGATGAAATCAAAAGAGAGGAAGTGGCGGAAATATGAGTGAAGAACAGGTAGCGGATGCTCCGGTTGATGCCGGACAAGCAACGTCTGTCGAGCCAACAAATGATTGGCGCACAGCAATTCCAGAAGAAATTAGAGGGCATAAAAGCCTAGAAACAATTACTGATGTAGGATCATTAGCAAAATCCTTTGTCAATGCACAATCTATGATTGGAGCTGACAAGGTAGCGATCCCTGGTAAATATGCGACTGATGATGATTGGAGCGCAGTTTATGATAAAATGGGAAGGCCTGCTGAAAGTTCTGGTTATGTGCTAGAAAATAAAATAGCAGAAGGCCAGGCTGAAAATGTAGAAATGATGACTGGCTTTAAAGATGTCGCTCATAAACTTGGGCTGCAGCCAAAGCAGGCGCAAGGTCTATTGAATTGGTTTAATGATACCACAGCTCAAGAAGCTCCAGATCCAAACGCTATGGTAATAAAGCAACAACAGACAGTTGATAACCTTAAAAAAGAAATGGGAGCTGCATTTGATGACAACATTGCCCTGGGTAATGGAGTTTTATCAGAGTTTGGAACAGATGATATTGTAAGTTTAAAGATGGAAGATGGTTCTTTATTCGGAGATAACCCAGATGTTATAAGAATGATGTCTAAGTTAGGAAGATTCCTAAAAGAAAAGGTTGGCGAGGACACACTTGCTGGCACAAAGATGAGCGGTGCGCCAACAAATGAAGAATTAAACGCAAAACTTAGAGATGTTCGCAGACCAGAAGGACCTTTTTGGGACAGAAAACACCCAGAACACGACTGGTATGTTCAAGAATCTCTTAGAATAGCGGAGCAATTAACCAATGATTAGCAATGAAGATAAAGAATTTAGGCTAGAGGTTTTAAGATTAGTGCTTGAAACTGGATCTGGAAGGATAATTGATAATCCTTTGGAAAGAGCTGAAACGTATTTGAAGTGGTGTTCAAATGAAGATAAGCCTGGGAAGGTCCTTCCATTGAAAACTGTAACAAAACCTAAGTCGGGATAAGCTAACGCCCTCGCATAATATATATCCAGGTCTGCAGTCTTGTAGGTAGCCTTTTAAATTTAAACCTTAATTTTACAAAACGGAGAAGTGATATGAGTTCACAAATAACAACCGCTTTCGTAAATCAGTTTAGTTCTAACGTACAGCTACTATCTCAGCAAAAAACAAGTTTGCTGCGTGGCGCTGTTTCAGAAGAATCAGTAACTGGTGAGAAAGCATTTTTCGATCAAGTCGGAAGTTTAGCTGCTGTAAAAAGAGCAAGCCGACACCAAGACACGTTAATCCAAGATACACCCCATAGCAGACGTATGGTTTCTTTAGATACATATGAATGGGCAGATCTTATTGATGACGCTGATAAAGTAAGAATGTTAGCTGATCCAACTAGTGTTTACGCTCAAGCAGCGGCTGCTGCAATGGGAAGATCTATGGATGACGCAATTATCTCAGCGGCTACTGGAACGTCTTTGACTGGTTCTAGTGGTGGAACATCAACTGATATGGTTTCTGGCAATATCATTGCTCATGGATCTGCTGATTTATCAGTAGCTAAGTTAATCCAGGCAAAGAAAATCTTAGATAATGGTTCTGTTGACCCATCTATTCAAAGGTATATTGCAGTTGCGCCAGCTCAAGTTGAAGCTTTATTAGGAGTGACTTCAGTAACAAGCTCTGATTTCTCTAATATAAAAGCGCTTGTTCAAGGTGAAGTTGATACTTTCCTAGGATTTAAATTCATCATGTCCACAAGACTAGCTGTTGCTTCAAACATCAGAACTTGTTTTGCCTGGGCAGAAGATGGAATTAAACTTGGCGTAGGTAAAGACGTTATGGCGAAGATTGATGAAAGAGCTGACAAAAGCTATTCAACTCAAGTCTTTTATTGTTCAACATTTGGTGCAACACGAATGGAAGAAGCTAAAGTGGTTTCTGTCCTTTGTGATGAATCAGCTTAGGAGGGCTAAGATATGACTACAAGAAACTCACCTCTAGTTACGAATACCGCAGCTAGTCCAATAGTGATGAATGATGCGGCTTTACTTGGCGGTGTTAAAAGAGTGGCGCAAGGAACAATGGAATTATTGGCCGGTGATAGCACCGACAATGATGTAATCTTTTTTGCGGCTGTCCCATCTCAAGCAACAATCACTTCAATCATAATAGGGTCGGACACCCTTGGCGGATCATGCACGTTCAACGTTGGATTGCATACAGAAGCTGGTGTTGTCGTGGATGAAGATTACTTTGCATCTCTTGTTGCTGATGCGGGCGCAATGACAGAGTTGCGTTATGAAGCGGCTGCTATCGAAACGACTGGTTTAAAAGTCTTTGAGATGGCTGGTGTGGATGACCCAGGCGGTCTTTATTACGTTTCAGCAACGTTTGCTGCAACTGGTGGTACTGCTGGAACTATGTCGTTTATCATAGAGTATGTCGTAAACTAAAAAACTAAATATAAGGCAGCATAAAAATTATGCTGCCTTTTTTATTAGGAATTTAAAATGCCATCAGTTGTGGATATATGTAATAACGCTTTAGTTGATCTAGGCGCTAGTTCTATCGTTTCTTTAACAGAAGATAGTAAAGCAGCCAGGTTATGCAATCAAAGGTATGACTCTATTAGAGATACTGTTTTTAGATTCCATCCTTGGAACTGTCTTATTAACAGAGCATCTTTAGCCGCTGATACAGTAGCACCAGCTTTTGAATACACTTACCAATACACATTGCCCACCGATCCCTATTGTTTAAGGGTTTTAACCTTAGAAACCGCTGACTTTCTTTTTAAAGTTGAAGGGCGGAAGATATTAACAAATGAATCCACAGTCAATTTAATCTATGTGGCTCGAATATTAGATGCAAACCAATATGATTTTGGTTTAACGGAAACTATATCAGCGGCTTTAGCTGCTTCTTTAGCCTATCCTTTAATTGGATCAATTACCCTGGCAACGCAGATGAAAGCTAGTTACGAGAAAAAGCTAATTGAATCTAGGTTTGTTGATGCGACAGAAGGAAGCCCTGGTAATATTATTACTGATACTCAAAACGCTGGTGTAGCAACAGCAACTTTTATTAATTCGAGGTTCTAAGATGGCTAAGGCTAGTTATGCTTTTACCAACTTCACAGCAGGGCAGTTATCCCCTAGGCTGGATGGAAGAACTGATGTAACAAAATATTTTAATGGCTGCTCAAGGTTAGAGAACTTTGTTATTCATCCTCATGGGGGTGCATCAAGAAGGCCTGGTACTAAATTTATAGCGGCTGTTAAGACAGCGGCTAACGCAACAAGACTAATACCCTTTGAATTTTCAGTCACACAAACTTATGTTTTAGAATTTGGAAACACTTATTTTAGAATATATAAAGATGGTGGCCAGGTTACATCTGGCGGATCTGCAGTAGAAGTAACAACCCCTTATGGTACTGCTGATTTAGCAGCTATCAAGTTTACACAAAGTGCAGATGTTATGTACCTGGTTCATCCAGATTATGCTCCTAGGGTTATTAATAGAACTAGTCACACAGCCTGGACTATTGGTGAAGTCGATTTTAGGCGTGGTCCTATGCAGGATGAGAACACGACTGCCATAACTTTAGTAAGTAATGCAAGAAGTGGTAATGCGACAATTACAGCTTCAGCCAGTTTATTTGTTGCTGGTGATGTTGGGAGACTATTAAAGCTTCACGAAGGCTATGCTAAGATATCTTCTATCACAAGTGCAACAGTCGTTGTTGCGGCTGTAAAAGAAAACCAGGATGGCCGAGTTGAGCTGTTGCCAAGTTACGCAGTTGATACAATCGCATTTGCCGAAGGTGATCCAGGTGATACTGCTCTTGAACATAACGATAGAATTACAGATAGCGCTGGTCAATTTGTTGTCCAGGGTTTTAAGGTCGGTCAAAATTTAACAATAACTGGAGCAGGCACATCCGGTAATAATGTAACAAATAAATTAATTGTCCAGGTGACAGCCGATACAATCTTATTCGCTCCAAGCGTTGACCTTGTAAATGAAGCGGCTGGTGAAGATGTAACTATAGTTGCGGTCCTAGCTGCGTCAACAAAGTGGTCATTTGGAGCTTTTTCAACAACCACCGGCTATCCAGCCTGCGTTACTTTTTTTGAAGAAAGGTTAGTTTTTGCAAATACAGCAGCTCAACCACAGACTATATTCTTTTCAGTAAGTGGAGATTTTACAGACTTTGCTGATGGGGTTAATAGTGGTGACTCTTTAACGTATACGATTGGATCTAACCAAGTTAATGTTATTCGATACCTGGTTGCGGCTAGAAGTTTAGTTGTTGGAACGTCTGGCGGTGAATATGTGGTTAGCGCTTCTGGATCTCCAGAGCCACTTAGCCCAACAAACACCGCTATTAAAAGACAAACAACCTATGGATCGGCTGATATTCAGCCAGTTCAAAGCGGGAACGTAACGTTATTTGTTCAAAGGGCTTTAAGAAAAATTAGAGAGCTGAGTTATAATTATGATGCTGATAGTTACACAGCACCAGATATGACTGTGCTTGCAGAGGATATAACGGAAAGCGGAATAAAAGAATTTGCTTTGCAGCAAGAACCAGACAATGTGGTGTGGTGCGTATTAAATAATGGCAAGCTTGCCGGGATGACGTATAGACGAGAAGAACAAGTTGTTGCCTGGCACTTGCACACGCTCGCTGGCCGATTTGGGCAATGCACAGTTACAGTTAGCGATTACGCTAATATAGCAATAGGCACTACTTTAATTTTTACTAAATCTGATGGAACGACTGTTACCTTTACTTCAGAAGCCGCAGGCGGATCTGCTCCTGCAGATACGACACTTGGGTTCAGACCTAATGAATCTAATAACACTACTGCTGACAATATTTTTACTAGGATTAATGCTCACTCAGATTTTACTGTGGCCAATCCAGCCGCTGCGATTGTAACGATTAATGAAACTAATCATAATGGAACTGGGTTTTTAAAGTGTGTATCGACAGACACAACCAGGTTAACAACAACAAACGAAGGAATAGCTGAGGTTGAAAGTTTAGCAATCGTTCCTGGTGATCTTGATGAAGATACAGTTTATATGATTGTTAAAAGAACAATTAATGGAGCTACCACTAGGTTTGTGGAATATTTTTCAACGTTTGATTTCGGTGATGACGTAACTGATGCTTTCTTTCTTGATAGCGCTTTAAGTTATAGCGGAGCTGCGGCAACCGCTATGAGTGGGTTAGGCCATTTGGAAGGTGAAACAGTAGGGATATTAGCTGATGGATCTACTCACCCAGATAAATCTGTGGCTAGTGGAGCTTTAGCTTTAGGCAGAGCGTCTGTAAAAGTTCATATAGGATTAAAATATTCATCCCTTTTAAAAACAATGAGGATAGAAGCTGGAGGAACAGAAGGAACTTCCCAGGCAAAAACAAAAAGAATACATGATGTAACGTTACGTCTATATAGATCGGTTGGTGCTAAAGTTGGAAGCTTGGAATCTGAGTTAGACCTAGTGCATTTTAGAAGTTCTGCTGATAAAATGGACACAGCCCTGGCTTTATTTAGTGGAGATAAGGAAGTCGAATTTAAGGGTGGTTACGATACAGATGGATTTGTTGTGGTGAAACAAGATCAGCCATTACCTCTTACTATCTTGGCTATTTACCCAAGGTTAATAACGTTCGATCAATGATAATAGTAGAATATAAGCCGGAACACGCTAGGGATATCTTAGCCGGTGATATGAATAAAGGTGCGCCAAAGCATATCGGACAGTTTCGAGATTTTGCTGAGAGCATCAATAGACCAGGAACAAGTTTTACAGCAATCGATAATGGCTATCTTATAGCTTGCGCTGGGATAATACCTTTATGGAGTGGGGTTGGAGAAGCCTGGTTCTTAGGTTCTGAAAGATTACACGAATACACAAAGCCTATTATTAGAGCTGTTAAAAAAGATTTTAAAAGAATGATTGAGGAACACAACCTTATTAGAGTGCAAGCCGCTGTCCGCAAGGATTGGGAAGAAGCGCAACGATTTGCAAAGTTTCTCGGTTTTAAAGACGAAGGTTTAATGGAAAAGTTTGGTCCAGATGGATCTGACTATTATAGAGTAGCAAGGATAACATAATGGGTATAGAAGTAGCGATAGCAAGCGCAGTCGTAGGAACTGTGATGCAAGCCTCAGCAGCTAAAGCAAAAGGTAAAAGCGATCAATTAGCCGCTAATTACAACGCTGATATAAACGATAGAAATGCAGACGCTGCGGATATTGGAGCAAGGCAACTTATCCAAGCTGAAGAACTGCAGATCATTAAGTTTCAAAATCAATATGAGGAGTTGTCTCAGCAGACTAATATGGCCAATAGCTATAATGGATGGCTTGCTGACTCTGGAACACCACTAAAGATTGCCCTGGCAAATGCCCAGGAAGCTGATGAAGAAATAAACATTAAACGATATAACGCCCAGGTTGGAAAGCAGCAGCTTGAAGAACAAGGTTTGCAGCAGACAATGCAGGGTAATTTAAATAGAATGTATGGGAGAGCGGCTAGACAAGCCGGGAACTATAAAGCCGCACAATCGTTGCTAAGTGGGATATCTACTGGCTCACAAATATATGCGACCGCTTAAATGAAAGTACCTACTTATCAAGCAAAAGGCGCTATTACCAAAGAGGTTGGCGCTATTCAAATGAGTGTCCAGGCTAACGCTGGTGCTTTAAGCCAGGGCATTTCAGCTTTTGGAGATCTTGGCGGGCAAGTCGCTAAAGAAGGATTCACCTGGTATCAACAAGAATTAAAGTCACAGAGGGCTTCAGAGCTTGCCAGCAAAACAAATGAGCTAACAACGTTTTTACAAAACCAACAAGTTATAGCAAAAACAACTGCAGCTAATGATCCAGTACAAGCTCTAAAAGATTATACTGCTAAGACAAAAGAGAAGGCATTTCTTTTATCAAAGGATATTAAAGACCCGATTGTTAAGAAAAGGTTTTTATCATCCTCGACAACTGACATTTCAAATAAGCGAAGTGCCATTTTACAAACCGCTAGAAACGCACAAATAGACATTGGTAAAGCTAATATAATCACACGAGCTTCACAGCTAGAAAATATTATTGCAACTGGTACTCCTTCTGAACAGATAAAAGCTAAAAATGAATTATTTGGGATTGAGGTACTTCCTGGGAAGTTTGCTGGAGGTCTATATAGTGAAGCGGCTAGTAGTGGATTTTTCACAAACGTTGACGCTACAAATAGATCCCTTACTTCAAAAGGCAACGTTGCAAGAATTAAAGTAAGATCAGAAGTAAATGTTGCGGCTATTTCTGGGAAATCTAATGATGCACTAATGGTTTTAAATAAATTATTGAATCCAAAAGAATTTCCTAATCTAAGGCCCGAAGATCGAACTAATTTAATAAGAGAAACAAATTCTCTGGTGGGAACGTTAGAACGAAGGGCAATATCTTTAGACACAAGAAATGCAAAAAAAGCAAAAAAGATACAGACCGCTAAGCAAGATGCAAACTTTGTGGATGTTTTAACAAGATTTTTAAAGTCAAGTGAGCCAGGATCTACTGTACCTACGCCAACAGCAAAGGAAGTGTTAACCTTATTTTCAGATTTAGATATAGATGACAAGCAATTTAAAATTTTAGATGAAGCTATACGTGGCCAGGATGCGCCTATTTCTGACGCTAGTGTAGTTGCAGGGTTTTATGAGAGATTAGCGTTAGCTCAGAACAATGATGAAATCCAAGAGGTGATAGGTGATGTTATGAAAGTTATTGGGCCAAGTGGTTCAGTCGTTTTAACAGATGCTATTGGTATTATTAAAACCGCTAAGGGTTACACAAGTGGCAGCGCTGAAACAAAAGGTCTTGCAAGATACGCAACTATTTTAAAAACAGCCATAGGTGATACGCCTGGTGGTTTTACTGTCTCTGGGATAAAGGCGCAAACCACTTCTGGCATGAGAAAAGCAGACGCTATGGCAACTTATTACGCCCTAGTTGGTGAAGGAGGTGATCCAAAAGAAGTTTATAAAGAGATTGCTGGAATGTACGCATCAAACCTTGATAAAGAATTTGGGTTTATTGCTCCGACATCTAGGCTTTTAAAAGAAGTCGGAAAAGAAAACATTAAAAATTGGACTATGGATGACATTGATAATGCTAAAGCGTTTCTTAAAGCTAACCCAAGATCAACAAGAGACAATAAACCAACGTTCACTCCGCTTGAGGTGGTCCTAGAAAAAGAAACACTTAGCTTTATAGAAGGCATGGTTAAGGAAAAACTAGCCGCAGCCGCAGCTCTTTCTATTACAAACAATGACAATGAACAACAAAATGGCGGTGTTGGTTGGGGTGACTGGGCTAAGAGTTTATTTAAGAATGACGATATAAGGAATCCACAATGAGTTATTTAGAAGATAAATGGCTTGAGGGTTACACTTTAGGCAAGCAAGATATTATACATAAAAAGTCCTGGGCAGAGAACGCACCCCCAGAAACTGACTCTGATTATTTGTTTGACCAGGACAGAGCTGAAGTTGAAATAGATGTAAAAGAAGAAGATCTATATAGCGATACAAATTGGATTGTTAGCAGTAAGCTAATTTATGATAAGTTTATAAGAAACAAAGCCACTAAAGGTACACAAAGCCCAGTTGGAACTGTAGGCCCAGATTCATATAAGAAGATGGCAAACAAGATGATGACTAGCAATGACGCTGCTAATTCATTTTTAGATGATGTTCCATTTGAGCAAATGAATGATGAGCAACGAAAGAAGTATGCTGAATTTGGCTTAGAGTTTATGGGCGCTTTTAATTACAATCTCCCAATGATGGGTATAAGAACAGCTCAACTATCAGATATGGAGGATGACACTAAGTTTCGTTTTCTACAGATGATGAAAACTTATGATGAAAAAGAAATTACCTGGTCCGGAACTGGTCGCTTTTTTAAAAACATGCTTACTGATCCTACCACTTATATAGGGCTTAGCACATTAGGCGTTGGTGTTATTGGCAGACATGGTGTTAAAGAAATAACTAAAAAAGGACTTATAGAAGCTTTTAAAGGCTCTGTTAAAAACACTACAGCTTTAGCCGCTTTTGAAGGTGGTACTTATTTTGCTGCTGATAATGCGTTAAGGCAGTCGGTTAAGATCCAGGGTGATGAGCAAACTGGGTTTAACTTTGGTGAATCTGCAGTATCTTTTGGAACTGGAGCGCTTTTTGGCGGAGCTTTAGCCAAAGGTGCAAACTATCTTGCTGACATGGTTAGCCCAACTGAAAGATTTTTAAATAAAGTTTATAATAACGCTGAAGAAGCTCAAGTTGGATTGGTTAGCTTTCTAAAAGAAGCTACTGAAGGCCCATTAAATGTTAATGACAAATCTGTTATAACTGGAGCAACCACAGTTGACCCAGGAATAAAAACAAGAGAAAGCTCCAGAAGAAAAATAAGCGCTAAAGGTTACACAGATGCAGACCAAGTGACTGATATTGTGCGGACTGGTGTTAACACCGACAGACCAGAAGATGCAGATGCAATCGTAAAAATGCTAAGTGAATCCTATGAGATAGTTGATGAAGGCTGGAAAGCTTATCCTGGTGGTTACTTTGATAGAAAAGTTATTGTAACAACTCCAGAAGGCAAAAGTGCTGAAGTTCAAATATGGTCACAAGAAATAGGCGCTGTCAAAGAGCAACTCTGGAGTATTTACGATAAAGCCAGAGTTATAGAAAAAGATGGTTCTAAAAAAGATGACTATACAAATATGCTTAAAGAAAGCGAAACTATAGCAACTGCAGCGCTTGTAGCTGGAGCTGATATATGGCGGCCTATATACGATCAAATAAATTTAACTGTTCCAGGTTTATAATGTTTCCAATGTCTCTAAAATATGTTAGAAAGAATTAAAATTGGCTATTCCAGACACAATCCCAAATGAACAAACTATACTTACTGGTAATACAGCAAAGGTTTTAGATGGCTCTGAGTTCAACGAGAAGAACAATTTGCCAGGCGAAAACTTGCCTAAAGTGGAAAGTAACGTTGTAGAAAACGAAGTTGTAGTTGAAACTAATAATGTTTCTTCAATTAATAGTTTTTTAGAAAACAATAAACCAGACCAGGCGTATGTCCAGGTTGCTAAATATTCTGGGTTATCCAGCGTTGTTTCAGATATTATTTTCCCTGCTGTAACGTACCCATTAAAAAAACTAGAGGATATACTTAAAGCATCACCGACTGTTTTAGGTAGGGCTTCAAAAAGAGAGACAGAATTAAGAAATAATGAAACCTTTATAGGTCCTCAAAAAGCTGGCAATGGACCAACTATCTCTAGTTCTGTTAATTTAAAGAGTTCACAAAACTATTTTAACAGAACCAATGACACAATAGATCTTAATTTGTCGCAGATTATTCCAATAAAAGGATCTGATAACAAAGGCATACCAATAGCAAAGAACCTAATGGCGGAAGCCGCTATAGGTCAAAGGGGAAAGCGAGGACCATTAAGCGTAATAGATAATGGTGATGGCACATATAAGTTAATGGATGGCAACGCAACTTATTTTGCAGCTAAGGATATGGAATTAGAATCATTACCAGTTAGGGTTTTGACCGAAGAACAATATTTAAAAGAAGCTAGTGATTTAAAAATAAGAAAAGCCCAGGAAAAGGTAAACGCTGCAAATTTTAAAAAGAATGTAAACAAACCTATCAAGCTAGAAGATGGTATGCTTTCAGACTTTAGAGCTGTTGGCGCTTCTGGTGATGCTAAGATTCCAGACGAAGGTAATGTTTTACAAACGATTGAAAGCGTAAGTCTTACTTTTAAAGATAAGATTGATGAAAGCAAACGAGGGGTAATAACCCAAGAAGCAACAAGAGCTTTAGCTGAAGATCTTGGTGTTAACCCGAAAACTTTAGCGGCTAACATCTTAGGAAGAAAAAAAGGATCTGTAATTATATCGGCTGATGGAGGTGGCCTGGCAGAAACCATGTTAGCTTCTAGGGAATTATTACTTGCAGAAGTTAAGAAATTAGATTTGCTTGCGAAAAACGCTGAGAATGGAACAAGTCAAAATGTTTTAGATTTTAGAGTGCAGCTTGAGCTTGTTGGACAACTTCAATCGCAAATCAAGGGATCACAAACTGAGATAGCTAGGGCTTTAGGTCAATTTAAAATTCCTCTGCGTGGGGGAGACTTTGACAAAACTAAAACTGCAAATATAAATACAATATTAGATTCATTTGGCGGAGCTGATGACACTAGAGATATGGCTAGAGCTTATAATTTAGTTGGTGATAGCCAATCTTCAAAATTACAATACGCTAATAAAGGATCTAAATTTAAAAAATTCGGGAACGCAATGTATGAAGCCTGGATTAATATATTATTAAGTTCTGGTATAACTCATATAAAAAATATGACTGGTAATGTTCTTACCACTTTAGCTCATGTTGGTGAAAGTTATGTGGCTGGTGGTATTGGAACTGCAAGAAGGGCTATGGGCGGAGATGGTGGCGCTTATATAGGAGAAGGAAACGCACAACTATTCGCAGCTCTTATGACTTTGCGAGAATCTATGGCCGCTGCAGGAAGTAGTTTTTCAAAAGGTGGTGCTGCTTTTGAAGGGTCAAAGCTCCAGGGAACGCAAGGCAAAAGATTCGGAAATGATTTTTCTGCTGAAGGTTTTGAAGCAACTGGAATGACTGGTAATATAATTGATATTGTTGGGAACTTTTTAACTCTTGGGAGAGTTCCTACAAAATTGCTTGAATTTGAAGATGCTTTTTTTAAAACAATGGCAAGGCGAATGAGCTTGTATCAGAGCGCTTATAGATCTGGTAAACAAAAAGGATTAGAAGGAGAAGCGCTTTCAAATCATATAGGAGAGTATGTTTATAACCCTCCAGATGTAGCGGTCAAAGCGTCTGATGACCATGCGAAAATGGTAACGTTACAGACTGATTTAGATAAATATGGTAAACATATTAATGGATTGCGTAGCCTTCCAGGTATGAGGTATTTTCTTCCATTCTTTAAAACGCCATATAACGCTTTTAAATATGCAGCTCTTGATCGTGGACCTTTAGGTTATTTCTATGGAGAAACTAAAGCTGCGATAGACGCTGGTAAAAAGCCTGGAGCTTCCGCTGCAGATAAAGCTGGTGCGGACTTGGCTAGAGCAAAGTTACATATGGGGAACGCTACTGGAGCTTCTGTGTTTATGATGGCTCAAAATGGTGAGATTACTGGTGGTGGGCCAACTGATCCAGATTTAAGAAATTCTTTACGAAGAACTGGATGGCAACCATATTCAATTAAAGTGGGAGACACTTACTATTCTTATCAAGCGGCAGAACCTTTTTCATCTATCTTAGGAATAGCCGCAGACGCTGCTGAAGCTATGATGAGTGGTGACGTAGCTGAAGAACCAGGTAACGCAATGATGGCAGCTTTAACTGCAGCTCTTGCAAACCAGGTAACAAATAAAACCTTTATGCAAGGATTTAGCTCACTAATGAAAGCTATGAGTGATCCTGGAAGATATGGTGGCAGAACAGTAGATAATTTTTGGAGTTCGATTGTTCCTAGAATTGTGGCGCAAACTGAAAAAAATGTAGATCCAATGCAAAGAGCTGCATACACAATGCTAGATAAATTAAAGGCGCAGATACCTTATCTATCTTCAGATCTACAACCTAGAAGAAATTTCTGGGGTCAAAAAGTAATGCTTAGTGGAGCTTTTGGGCCGGATGTTCTTAGCCCTATTTACAGCTCAACTTTAGGTCCTAATAGGGCGGCTGAAGAAAGCAACGAATTAGTGGATGATCCTAAAGCGGCTTATCCCGAAAGAGCCTACAAATTAGACCAGGAGTTTATAGATTTAAAGTTTGGTCCTTCAAAGCATCATGAAACTTGGGATGCTAATATAGGCCTTACTGCAAAAGAGATTGATTTGCTTCATCAATATTCTGGGAAAAGATCTGTTGAGCAATTAGAAAAAGTTGTTGCAATGCCAGAATATCAAAATCTTAAAACAGCTTGGTTAAAAAATGGAGACAAGTTAGCCAGGGAAACTGCTGAGACAATGCTTAATTCGGCTGTGGTTGCAGCAAGGGCTTTAGCTAAAGGTGATCTTTATGAAAGCAAAGAATTTGGGCAAGCTATAAAAACTAGAATAGAAAAGTTTGGCGATAGACAAAAGAATAAATTGCAAAATATACAAAATATAATGAGGTAGTTATGACAGTTTCAACCACGTCAAATAAAAACAGTTATTCAGCAAATGGCACACTTCATAGCTTTGCTTATGGATTTAAGATTTTTGCAGATGCAGATTTAGCGGTTATTGTAAGATCGGCTGCTGGAGTAGAAGTAACCCAAACGCTTAACACACATTATGTCGTAACTAATGCAGGGACTGCTTCCGGAGGTAATGTTTTATTTAAATTTAATACTGGAACTTCTTCTGATGCACATTTTAGCGCTACAGATTTTAGGCCTGCAAACAATTCAACTGTTGTTATCCTAAGAGAACTAACAAAATCGCAAGGTACTGATTACGTTGAAAACGATCCTTTTCCTGCTGATAGCCATGAAAAAGCTTTAGACAGATTAACTTTTATTACCCAGGAGATTCAAGAAGAATTAGATAGGTCTATCAAACTATCCAAGACAAATACGATTACTTCAACAGAGTTCACGACTTCTGCGGCTGATCGTGCTAGTAAAATTTTATCATTTAATCCATCTGGTGAATTGGCTGTTACTCAAGAGCTAGGAACTTTCAAAGGCAATAGCGCAACGACAACTAATGCAGCTTATATTCTAAGAGATATAGTCAAAGGCACAACAACTGCTCAACTTAATAATATTTATATTTGCATCCAGGCTAGTCCATCTGGAACAGCTTTAACTAATACGAGTTATTGGACATTGATTGTTGATGCTGTA